CAGCGTCGCTTCACTCACCCACCCAGTCCAGTCGAAGCCGTACAACCTCCCCGGCCGGAACCGAGCAATACCGCCGACACGGGCCTGAAGGTACTTCATGCAGTTCTGGAACGCGGTCTTCGTATCAGTGTAGAGCGCCGCGATCTCAGGCGGGCCGCTGAACGGACTCACATCCGCGAGACGGAGCTGCGTGGGCGTGTCCACCGCTGCTACTACAGAGTGGAAGTACTGACCTCCGGCCACCGCCTCGAAGACCTTCCCAACCAGGTCTTGGGTGAACTCCGCAGCCCCGGCGTCCACCAAGTCTGACCCGACAGCGAAGGTCAGGTCCGTAACCTCCATCGCGTCTCCGACCGCGCCGAACATCTCCATCGTCACCGCGAACTCATCTAGCACCCACAGCCCACCGTCGGCCGAGTGGACCCACGCGTTGTGGTTAGTGGGGATTACCGCCCCGCGCTTCCACTTGCTGCCGCCGTAGTCGTTCGCGACTTGGTAGCCAAGGATGTAAACCGCGACAGCCTCAAGCGGGACGTAACTCGCCTGAAGTTCGTAGATGTTTTGATAGGAGGGGTACGTGCCGCTCCCGCCTCCACCACCGCCACCGGACGGAGGGGTGACAACAATCGGGTCCCCTGTGATTGGATGGAAACCGAGTATCTTCCCATTCCGCTCTGGCGATCCCGGCAGCATACCGATGCTTTGACCAGGTGGAACCATCAGGCTCCTGTTGCTGCGCTCAAGCAGTTGCTGAATGAGCATCGTCTCATAGTCAGCAATCTGTTCCACTGTCCGCGGGTAGAACGCCTGATTAGGAACCGAGTACAGCTGCACATACGGCGCGTCTCGGGCGATGGTCACAGTGTACCCAACCGCGAGTGGAGGGCCAAGCAGGGTCACAATCCCTCCTAAGGGATTGTCCATCCCAGTGACGGTATAGTCCGCCCCTTGGACCCTCTCCGTCCAGATGCCATCCAGATCAATCACTCCGACCTGAACCTCCGCACTCCCATTCGCTGCCGAAGGGATGGTGAAGTTGTATGTGAACTGAGTCTGAACCCCATTCCCTGGGTAGGTGATGGAGCAAATCTCGGTGGGGATTGTCATTTGTACTCTTTCCCTTCAGAGGCTTTGGCCTTCGGGCCAGGTCCGTTCATGATACCCCAGTAGACGTCCGACCAGTCTTCCGGCGACTGTTCACCCTTGTTCCATTCGTAGAGGTACTCGCTGGCGCGGCCCGCAGCTACAGCGCCGGGGACACCTGCTATTTGTGCCAAGCCTGCTATGGTTTGGAACGGCCGCTTGATATCTTCCTTTTTAGTCGTCGTCCCCGCCGCCAGCATCGCATTTTGGACAACAATCTCCCCCATTCGATTCAGTTGATCGTCGCCCAGCTTCGTATCATACGCCTGTTTCGGGACAATCTCGCCGTCCTTAAGCTCGATATGCCGGGTCACCGACTGGACCAAACTATTCACCAGGACTAGCGGACGGGTGTAAGTGAGAAGCGGGTCCCAAATCTTCTGCTTCTTATGGGAAAGCAGGTTCGCAACCGCGGTGCTGAGAATACCTACCGTGATGAAGAGCAGAAGCGCGCGGGCTTTGGAGTAACGGGACTCCGGCGACTCGAACTCAGGACCGAGTTCCTCTTCTCCATCAGGGCCGTAGGTCGGGGGCGGAGGCTCATTCGGTGGGCCGGCGCCTCGGATGTTCCGAACTACATCCACGTTTAGGAGTTGGTACTGCTGGTTGAAGTAGCTTTGGAAGGAGTAGAACAGCTTGCCGATCCCACGCTGGCGTTGGACGGACGCGAGGTCAACCCTTCGCGCCCCGCCTTGAGCTTTCACCACACTCCTATTTGCGAGGTAAATCGCCTCCTCAAGGGTCTTCCCAGCTTCAAGCGCCTTCGCCCGAGCGGCGTACCATTGAGGTCCGCTGACCGCAAGGAACTCAGCCCAACCGATCATATGGAACCCAAGGCGTTCCATCTTCTGCGTTACCTTCGCGACCCCTCGCACACTCGGGTTAAGGGCCTGAGCCATGACCAGTGCGTCGGTCATGTTCTGTTCCAGTTGGGTGTACCGACTCCGCATCATCTCGCTTTGAGAAAACATCTCTTCAAACCCGGCGAGTACATCCCCCGGCCGAGTTTTGGAGATTGCGGAGAGCAAAGCACCGTACCCTCCGACCATCCGGGCTGTTCCCTTGAAGGGGTTTCCTTCCCCGAGAATGGCGATCGCGTTCACCACTCCGGCGGCTTGGCTAACCAGCGTCGCGTGCGAGAAAGCCAGCGCGCCGACGGTCATGTTTCTCCCGAGCCATTCCGCACTTTTATCCCACCAGCGGAGTAGTTGTTCCTCGGCTTGATAAGGCTTGACGATGGAGTCGATCCAGTAGGGGATGATCCCGAGATACACTCTGCCGAACTGGGACTCAACCGCCGCGAGAACCCTCGGGTCCGCGATGAACCTCCGAGCGTCGGAGACTGGCCGCGCGAAGGCTGCAAACTTAATATGGGAGTCGAACACCCGCGCGAGGCGGGAGAGGTCAACGTCCACCGCTCCGACAAAGTCCGTCCGTTCCTTGGCAAAGCCTTTGTTCGGGAGTAGGCCAGCGAACAGTTCACTAACCCCATCCGGAGATAGCGAAGCTTCCCGTTCCTCTTCCCATTTAGCGACCTCTGGGTTCAGGTCCCGCGAGTACTCAATCGGCCAATACCCTCCCTCGGTTTCGATCCCCGCTAGGGTGACTGGCTGCGTAGCAGTACGGCGCAGACCTTCACGAGTCAAGGCGCGAAGTTCCCGACTCACCTCCGGAGCCAGGTCCTTAAAGCCCTGCCAACCCGCTTGAACCACCGCCACTTCCTCAGGGGTGATATGGCGGTTGATGATCTCAAGAAGCTCCTCCGGTTCCAGACCGTAGCCCCGCGCAGCCTTCTCAAGACCTTCCGGGGAGCCGGTGTAGAACGCGAGGGGGACTATGTTCCTGCGGTACAGGGCAACTTCGCGCCGTGGGGTGACTGTCCCGTCTGGGAGTTTCGCACCGCGAACAGTGAAGATGATGTCCTGTTCAATCCTCGCGTTGTAGCTACGCAGAATGGTTGCCGGCAGCTTCGCCCAGGCGTCAAGCATCGGCTTGAAGGTTTCGCGGTTCAGTCTCGCAACGGTGTCACTTCCCTTGTACATGGGGATCGTCAACTGCTGCGCCCAAATCCCGTCAGCGTTGCCACGGTCGAACCACTCGACGAAGTCTGCGACCTTGCGGTGAAACGCATCGTAGCGAGCAAGGGCATTCTTCAGTGGAGCGAAGACCGAACCCTCTGCTGCGTCCATAGGAACAGGGGCGATAGGTCCTTTAGGCGGGCCTTTGTTGGGGACTGAAGCCAGCGCTTCCAGCACCACGTCGTTGAACGCGAGCCGCTTTTCCTTGCCGGCCGCGGACTGGAGTTCCCGCCCATACCTACTCATCGCGTGAATGAAGGCAGAGACGAGGCGGTAATTCTCCACTGAGAGGTCTTTCAGTGGGGACGGGTCCACAGGCGGAATGTCGGGGAAGACTGGATTAGTCGCGACGAGGTCTGCGACGAACTCTCGGAGTGTCACACCTCCTAGGGACTCCATCAGTTCTTCAATCTCTCGGTTCACCTTGAACCCGAAGAGAGGAAGGTACGTGTGAAGCTGGTTAAGCACCGGCTGACTCATACCGTAAATAGTAGGCTTCTTCGCCCACCGAGACATGCGGCGGTACTCGGAATTGAACTTCTTCTGGAAGGCGAACGCCTCCCGCATATGAAGAAGTTGAAGAAGCTGTTGCTGCTTCGCGATTAGCGCATTGTCTGGGCGCTTCGCGTCCATCGCCAGTTCGGCTTTATTTCCCAGCCTCCGCATTTCCTCCGCGAACTTCTTGGGGTTCGTGGCATGAGATACGGGCAGCCGCTGGAACGTCTCCGCCGCGGCGAACTTAATCCCTGCTTTGTCGAACGGGAGTTGGTTGGCTTCTGCGAACTCTTCAAGTTCATCGGCGAGGATGTCTTCTAGCTTCGGCCCGACTACGGCTTCTTCGATAAACTTGCGGATGCCGCCGGGAGTCATGTCGTAGCCGACTTCCAGCTTCGCTTGTTCCTCAGCGTACAGTTTGGCCCGAAGGTTCACGTAGTTGGTGAGGGAACCTACAGCCTGTATCGCGTTCGCCGTATGGTAGAGGTCGCTGACCAGCGCCTTGTTCGAAGTGTAGTCGTTCAGGGTTACGGCGTCCTCAATGGAGATGCCGTTCTTCTTCTGAACTTCCTTCGGCAGCGGGAGGTCGGGGAACTGGCGCTTGAGCGCCGCGCTGTCGATCTTCAGTACCTTCGCGTCCAAGTACGCCTGAATGTTCGGTTGGGCGAGGATGTTCTTCTTCGCCTCTTCCATGTAGAGCTGGACCGCGGCCTTCCAGTCTGGGGAGTTCTCCCTTCTCCACTGTTGGACCATCTTCTTAATCAGCTTCGCTTCGGTTTCCTCCCTCCACGCAGCCAGTCTCTTCGCATAGCGATTGAACAGGCCGGCGTTGACCCCCATAGCTTTCGCGTCGACGAAGATACTCCGAAGGCCGAGTTCCCCCTCGACCTTAGTCATCATCTCCCGCGCGAAGCCGACAGTCTCGTTTACTTGAGAGACAAAGCTACCAATGTCTGTGTCGCCGCCGGCGGCTTCCTCACCATGAGTAGGAACTCCGGGAGGCTCTTTGACTGTTCCGCCAGCGCCAGGGCGTTCTCCAGGTCCCGGAGGTACTTCTTGCTCGCCCCCTGCTCCTTCCCCAGCGCTATCCAGCTGTCCAGATACCCCTTCATCCCCTCCAAGCCCTGCGGACTCTGCGGCAGATTCTTTGAGGCTGTTTTTACCAGCGATGACACTGTCGTCATTCATAAGCTCCTGTGCTTCTTGGATGATGTCTTTGTAGGTCGTCGTCATCTCTCGAACGAACTGTTCTTGGAGATCGTAGAAGTCTACAAAGCTCGTCTCGTCGTGCCGCAGCGCCGCCAACGCGTCGATGATATCCTGCATTTCGGCAGCGAAGCGGTCGTTATGCGAGCGCTGCTTGTGGTGCGCCAACTCGTGGATCATCGTACCGACGAGGTGGTAAATCTGCCGATAGATGTTCCCGCGCTTTAGGAGTACAGGGTTTAGCAGCGAGGCGGAAACGGGAACACGGATACTCAACCCATGGTACCGCTTGTCGTAGAGAAGGCCGACTCCTTCCTTCAACATCTCCGGGTAGTCCATTATATCAGCGACGATATCCCGAAGGTTGAGGAAGAAGGAGCCTACATACTGCTCATACTCAAGGAACCGATCTCCGAACTTCTCGATCGCCAGGTCGCGATAGCCACGCGGGTAGTCTGGCGGGTTCCCAAAGTCGTCTGTTTCTTCAATGATAGTATTGTCGGAGAGGAAGATCTGGTCGGGCTTCAAGAGCTTCGGGTTGACCTTTAGTTCCTGTGAGTCCGGAATTGAGGCTTCAAGCTCTTCAGGCGTCATCGTCGGGATAACCTTCCCGTTGACGATCAGTTGCCCGTTCTTAACCTCGACTGAGTCTCCTTCACTGAGCGCATCAAACGCAGACTTCGACGGCGGGATATCAGGTTTGAGTTCAACCTCCTTACTCACGTCGCCAGTTACAGGGTTCATATACTTGATCGTCGCGAAGTCTTCCGCGGACTCAGCAAGCATCTTCGCGCTGTAGCTTTTCTGTATCCACATCTTGATCTGGGCGACGTCCTTCGCAGCGTCGGCCGTAAAGACCTGGCGATTGAAGCCGAAGGGGTAGCCGGTTTCTGCGGGCTTGACGGAAGGAACCAAGTCCATGTAGATGCGGTAAGGAAGCGCTTTCCCGTAAGGCTTCTTCGGATCGGCGGGGAGGTCTTCGGAGAACTGCCACAGGCCGTTGGACAGGACGTGAAAGTCGGGTTCGTAGGACTTGACCTGTTGCCGGGAAATGTAGACTCGTGCCGTGCCCCAGGGGAACCTCACGTTTGCGAAGGTGGTGTAATCTTCTGCCGGGAACTCGGTTCCCATGTTAGGAATCTCGTAGGCGGTGTAGCCGTCCTTGCGCTTGAACATCACCTTAATCGGCGCGAAAAGCGGGGAGTATTGCAGCGCCGGGATACCACTGTAGCTGTACGGGAACTCAATATCCGTCACCTTCCCGGTTTGCTTGTCCAGGAAGTCCTTCGGGATTTGAATGCTGATACGGGTTCCATGCCCCTCAGGGAACATCCTATACGCTTCCTCGGGGATTTCGTCCCCTCGGAGAACGGTGATCGTCGGCCCTGGACCGCGTCCACCCAGCGCGTCTTTAAGCGCATCTCCGTTGGTCTTCATATCCGAGTAGACGCCGTCCTTCATAGTCTGGACGTGCAGGTCCTTGTTCCCGTATAGGAACAGCATCTTCGCGATGCCGAACCCGCCTGATGCGTCTTCGCCTTTCTCGGTCCCCGCGATCTCCAAAAACTTCCCGCCGAGAAGTTCCGGCAGCATCCCCTTGCCGTTGTCAGTGAGAACGATCGTTCGTTCCTGGTCATCCAATTCAATGAGGATGTTGCCTTCGGTGAGGGTGCCTTTGGTCAGAAGTTCCTTAATGGCGTCGAAGGAGTTTTGAAGAACCTCCTTCACACTGACCGCTGTGGTTTGCTTCTGGCCGTAGAGCTGCGCAGAGAGAAGATCAGCGATCCGCTCAACGTTCACGCCAGGCTTGCCGACGACTTCCTCAGCTGAAGGGGAGAGGTCTTCTTCGGCAGCGGGAGTGAAGGTTTCAGATCCCGGCCCGACTCGGAACACCGGGCCATCCTTGCGGGCGGTCGTCCAGCCCTTTTCGCCGTGGATCGCCCGAGGGTTGCGCTCGACCTTATAGCCTTTCTTCGCAAGGGAGTCGTAGACGCGGACCGAGTCTTCAGAGACGTTGTAGTCACTGTAAAGCACCGCACCGCGGGAGTGGGCAAGGTTCGCCAGCCGCTCATAAAGCTTGGTGCCCAAGCCTTTGCCGCGTTGGTCAGGCGGGATGGAAGCGTCCGTGATCTGGTAGTTGCCCGAGGGGCCAATATACCCACGCGCGTAGATTTCGTCGGAGCCTACCGGCTGGACGGTGAAGGAAGCGTTGTCTCGGTTGACGATCAGTTCAGGAAGCTTCTCCTTCTTCGGAGGTGCGGGCGGCTCAACCGCAGGGAGTTGTGGCGGCGGCGCCTCTTGCGGGGGCTCGAACAGCGGGCTTTCGGTCGGAATTTCCAGCGGGGCGAACGGCTTCCCAGGGGGCTCCGCGGTCGTAACTGCCGGTTGCAGCCCACCAGGCAGGACCTCCGGCGGAGTCGTGTCGATCATCGGCTCCTCGTCCGCGGTATCTTCTTCAGTCACCGTGGGTTGAGGCGGAACCGGAAGCATCTCCGGTCCGTGAGGAGTGTTGACGATGAATTGGCCTTCCGGGGGAGTGTGAGGCTCGTGGCTCTTGACCAGCGCCTCGCCTTCTTCAACACTCACTCCCCCTTCCCGGAACACTGTCGCGGCGTTCAGTTCTGCGGCCCAGGGTTGACCCGCACTGTGCGGAAGGTAGTGGGATAGCGGGATCGAAATCCTCGCACCAGTCGTCAGTGCCTCCAACACCTGCGGCATATACTGCGGGAATATGTCATGCCCCTGTTCGCGGAGCCGGACAATAGTTTCTGCCGGGACGAGGGCCTCTTGTTGACCTAGCGGAGTGCTTTCCTTCAGAAACGCCTCGAGCGTGGTCGGAGACCGGCCGTGGGTCTTCGTCTCAACAATAGCAGTTTGGAGGTCGGTGATGTGGTCCAGGTCGGACGTAGCTTGGATCTCGTGAATGGTGTCAGTGACCTTACTACCTCCAGGCTTCGGAACCGGCGGGAGAGGCTCAGGCGCATG